TTTTGTAACCACATGGCTTTTTTCTATTTCGATGACCCTTATATTCCGGTAAAATTTTTTTCCTAAAATTATTAGGACTTGTAAAAAATAAAATTATATCCTTATGAAAAGGAAATTCATTTCTAATTTTATCTAATTCTTTTTCAACGCATTTCATAGCTTCACTAAATTGTGAAGTTACTACTATTACATCGTCACCAAAATCTAATTCTGTTTCGGCAGCTGCACAGCATTTATATACTATGTAGTCGCAATCAATTAGTAATTTCATATATTTAATGCACGTCAGCCCATGTCAAGCCTTGCTTTGCTTCAGCTGCTATGGGACAACGTAGGTTGTAATACTTTCCAGCTAGTCGTGCTGATTCTTCGAGAACACTCATAAGAATTTTTGCTCCATCTGGATTTGTTTCGTACTGCAATTCATCGTGTACGAAGGCAAGTTGTTTAGTGTGAATATGGTTTTTACAAGCATCGTCAGCAATAACCATCCATCGTTTGGCTACCACGCCAGCTCCGCATTGTAAAAGGTAGTTCAGTCCCTTGTGAGGGCTATCAACTAAAACCTTACGTTGATCTATAACCATTAGATAACCTTGTTTAGCTTTAGTATTTACTGCTGCTAATAGCTCGGCTAATCCGTCAATAGCTTCAACATAAGCTTTTCTAATCTCTTGTCCTTTCTTACTGGCTTTAGCTGGAGTCAAGGAGTTGTCGTAAGACATCCCAAGTTTTAAATTTCCAGCCCCATAAAGAAAGGCATAAGTTACAGTCTTAACTTGTCTTCTAGTTATTCCTATTTTGTCAGCATTAACTTGATGAATATCATCATTGAGTAATATGTCGGCGTATCGACCTCCGTCATATCGTCCCAAGTAATGAGCTAACATTCGTAGCTCTATCCCAGATAGGTCAGCACCTACCATTACTTTATTTGGACTAGCTTTAAATAGTTGTCTAAACTTTTCATCAGCTGGAACTTGGGCAAGATTTGGCTTGCGGTGTGCACAGCGAAAAGTGTTAGTTGAAACTGAGCAATGATGATGCAATCGGCTAGATGTCGTACATAGCTTGAGCCA